TTGTAGATAGCCTATCGGGAGCATTTTATTCCCTTGAAAATGAGTTTCAGGGACATGAAAAGGTTATTAGCACGATTATTACTTCTGCTCCTGTTAATCGGTTTAGGAGCGGTTTTAGGGGTTAGTAGTAGTTCATCCACATTCCCAAACGATACCAGAAGTATTAATGTTAATTTCTTCTATTTCGATTGGATTGTCATTATTGCTATAAAAATAGATGCACCAATGCCAGATAGCCTCTGTTTCTGATTCTGCTGCAATAAGAAGACCAAATGATGTAACTGAATCTCTAATTAAGTACAGATTCATAAATCCTCGTTAACAGTTGTAAAAATATTCTAATCAATTTGATTTACTAGAAATTCTCGATAAAGTCTTTCACGCTCTATCCAGAAACGAGCAGAAGGTACGCATAAGGCTAATTCCATTTTATAAGCAGTACGAACAGTAATTTCTGCTTTACCTTTTATAAGTTGATTAATAGTCTTTTTTGGCAACTTCATGCGACTAGCAAATTCAGTTCTAGTTATTTTTCTTTCTTTTAGGATTTCAGCAAGGGTTTCTCCCGGCGGAGAAACAAAATTTGGTGCGTATGTGTTCTCGGTAGTATTAGTCATAGATTTTCGTTAAACTACATATTTTTCCATATTCCAGGCGGAATTAGACATTTTTGAACACCCCATAAAGCGCATTGTTCTTCTTCGTCATTGTCAATCATATCTTTGGCTATATCCCATCCCGTATGCTGATAGAAAAAAAACATAAACTTAGGTTGAGTCGAAATATTAAATTTTTTTAAAATTGCCGTCGTATAATCATTTACTATTTCAGTTTTTAGTAAAAGTTTTTTAGCAATTTCTTTGTTATCAAACCCACAAAGAAAATAAAAACAGACCTTTTTTTCTAGAAGAGATAATTGATACCAGCAAAGCCAAAAATGACAATGGCTTGGAGTCATACATTCTTCAATTTCTTCTTCCATTGTTTCTTCGATTTCTTCCATATATTCTTCCATTGTTTTACTCCTTATTGATTACAAAAAAATTGTGAACAAAATAATTGACAACCTTGACCGCTTCCTTGACTCTTGGAATAAAGTCAATATCTAAGCTAATAAACATAAAAGGGTCTTCTGTTTTTTTTGTGTTTTCTAGCTTATGGTAGCAGGATGTATTTAGTAATAAAATATCTCCCGATTTTACTATTAGTCTTTGAGTGTCTTTTTTGCAAACTAACAGATTATCTATCCGCTTATTAATACTGCTAAAGTAATCTGTTTTTAAAAGTTTTTCTAAAGTATTATTATCTATTGTAGAAGCGTAAAGTTCATAATTGTCGCTTTGAACAACTAAAATAATTGAATATTTTTTATCTTTATCAATGTCGTCAGTGTGCCATTCTACCCCCAACGTCCACCATAGAGAATAAGGATCAAACAAGTCTAAAGGATTGTTAATCCAATTGTGTTTTGCTCTTGTAGAAAAGGTAGTAACGCTGTAAACCAATTCTACTGTCTTGTTTAGCTTGTCTAGATTGTGATATTTGCCTAATTTATGTAAAGGTTCCATTTTTTGTTTGGTTGATGTTTATTGACTGATAACTGATAACTAATAACTGATAACTATTTTTTGAGAATGAGTTTAGGCTTTTTGCTAAACTCAACTGATAGGTTTTTTTGCCGGCAGACAGTCCGGCAATCTGTCCATCTTTTACCGACCTTGGCAAGATAGGATTCCTGGTTCCACTCCACCTTGTACCCTGCTTTTTCGCAGGCTGTCTTATAAGGAAGTTGAGATTCCTTCTGTTGAGCAGTAATCTGCTCTTCTCTAGCCTTTTCCAGGGCTTCTAGCTCGTTTTTGCGAGACTTAAAGGCTATGGCTTCGATTACTGCTTGATGCAGTTCGGTAGCATCCTTCGGAAAGGATTCGTAGCCATTCCTTAAATCGCGGCTACGGACTACTACCCGTCTTTCTTCGCCACTTGTAAGTCTTATTTGAATCCCTAGAGACAGGGATTCTTCGACAAGTTGGGGGAATTTAGCCCCAAAATCTTCAATTAATTTTTGATTTTCCGAAACTTTAGGAGCAGGTTCGGGTTCGGAAACCGCTTCTACTTTAGGATTTTCTATATCCCATTTTTTTCTGGTCCAGTAACCAGAATGATGATTCAAAGCCCAGTCTTTTTCCGATCTGGGTTTTGGAGGGTTTTTTAATATTTTGGCTTCCCCACTGGGAAGCTGATAGGTTACGACCTGAACGGTCACATAACCGCCATAGGATCGAGATCCTATGCCGTCGGATGAAGGGGTATCTGACCCCTCAGAATAGAACCTTTCGGTTCTTTCATTGATTATTATGCCGTGTGTCACGACATAATAATCGCTATTTTCATAACGGTTGCATTCTTTTAACTTGCCTTTGATTGACAGGTAATTACTCCATTCTTTTTCCCGCGCCTCTTCCCGCACTTGCAGAGCTTTTTTTTCTGCTTTTTCTCTTTCGGCTTGGATTGCTGGCCAAGCCTCTTTTGCCTTCCTAGAAGCCTCTTTAGAGGCTTCTAAAGAGTCCAGATAATCATTAATTATCTGGTTGATTTCATCGTCTTTAAAACCTACTGAGTAGGTTAGGGAATCGATCTCATCAATTCCCCAAGCATCCGCCCACAGATTTCCGTCTGTAGTCATTTCCTCGTTTGGCAAATATAAACCAGCGTAATCGCCGGTTAGTTGAGCCATTTCTGGCGTAACTTGAATCTCAGCCCAACTGGCAGTGGGGAGAGGGACGAGTCGGTCTTCAAACCCGTCATTGTACCAGAAACACTCCCCTTGTACCGCGATCACTTTGCTTTCAAACAACAGATTTCCATCCTCAGTGTCAAAAGGGATGTATGCGACGGTGATTTGAGAAGTCATAGCTTGTTACCTCGTGTGTTTGTTTGCCTAGTCTTATCTTACAAAATTCTCCCAATAAAGTCAAGTATGTGGGAGAATTATTTCTGAACGTTTGTACTACTTGCTAATCTAAGGCTTTTGTAAGAACAAGCACCCTAGAATCAGTCCGGGGTTATTTTTGTCTCGGACTAACGCGCCGGGCGCAAGACAGTCCGTGCGTCCTATCTTAGCGGCAGCGGTAGCCACTAATCCTGACACGATGTAGTGAACCCCTTCCTGATACTCAGGGAGTCCCTCGATCTCCCCATAGATGACGGATTCAATAGGAATCCCGTCAATTTCCCCTGCGGGGGAATTGCTCATAGAAACACGAGGAAGTATCCCCGACGAGGGGATACTTTTGATAACTTCAACAGTTTCAGCAAGAAATTGTTTTTTGCTATCCTGTTCTACCCCTTGCTTAGAAACAAGGGTGATAGTGTGAGGGGTTGCGTTGATAATAGTCATGGTTTTTACTCCTAAATAATGGTTAGCTCACATCTGATAACTGATAACTGATAACTGACAACTGAAACTGATAACTGGTATATCAGAACTCTTGCCATGTCGTCGGGTCTGTCATCGGTTCACTGTACCGACTTAAATCCGACGGCTCAGTATCATCATAAATAAAATCGTCTGTAGGTTCGTTACTAGGAATCTCATAGTAGCGTCCGCCACAAGCCACGAATCCCATCGTAGGGGAAATAATAAAAGCTTTTTTGACGGGTTCAAATTCGATCTCAGGCAATTCGCAGTTAGGGAGTTTACCATCGGGACTAAACCCACGACTTAGCTTGCCATTAAAGGTATCAAAAAACCATTCTTTACCAGTTTGTTGGCAGGTGACTCGGAGGGTCGTTATTTGTCCCTCTCCCCACACTTCAAGAGCGACACGGTGCTTTTGACCTTTGGCGATCATAGTAAAATTGCCAGAAATGACGGGGACTTTGACAGAAACAGGATTGGATGCTAACATGACTTTTGACCTGATAAGGGTTGACGGAAAGGCGATCACACTAAGTGGAATTGGAAGTGGTCGTCTTTCTCTATATCTGTATATTACCGTCAAGTCAGTAATATTGTCAAGCCTTATTCCCAAAAAAGTTATAATAAATTATAGAGACACAAAACTAATACAATGGTACTAAAAAACAGAGTCAAGGAATTTACAGAATCTAGAGGCATCACAATCTATAAATTCATTCAGCAAACAGGCATTGCGATGTCCACGGGATACAAGCTATCTCAGAACCCTAATCACTTACCGTCCATCACAGTTTTACAGGCAATCTGTGACAGATACGAGATACAGCCTAACGAAATTGTCTATTGGATTGATTGAAAGTGTGATATACTGGCGAAGCGGGGTGAGTGAAATGGTTTCCACATAGGCCTCATAAGCCTAAAACACTAGGTTCGACTCCTAGACCCCACATTAATCAAGAAAAATCCTAATTAAGAGAGTTATCAGTATCGGCAAAGGCTTTTTCTCCTGATTCGGTGAGCCGATAGTATCTTCCTCTATCGTTAGATCGCTTGATTCCCCATCGAGATTTAATGAGTCCTTTTTCCTCTAATTTCTGAAATACAGGGTAAAACGAGCCAATATCAAGGCTTTGACCTTTAATATCGGCTATAGATTCAATCACCTGCAATCCTGACAATTCTTTATTGTAGAGAGTCTGCAAGACAAGGATTTCTTTAGGGGTCATTTAAATATATAATATTGATACGCCCTCGCGTTAACGGGGGACTAACCAAGTCAACCTACTGTAGAGGCTAACATGACTAATTCTAGTTTACAGCGTTTTGATCACGATGGTATTGAATTAATTATCAATACCGAGACTGGTGAGAGCTTTGCCTCAATTAGTGGATATGCCCGGATGTCAGGGAAAATACCTTCAACTATTTCTCGCCGTTTGACTATGATGGGTTTGCGTGAAAAGGGTCTTGAACAGGCTCAAATCGAGACAGCAGGCGGGTTACAAGGTGTTGCGTTGATACCAGAAAATTTAATCTGTCAGTGGTTAATCAAAGACAATCACGAACTAGCCCTAAAAGTAATGCAGTTGGGCGTTCGCTTATTCCTTCACACCTTAGCCGGTTTTCAGGTCAAAAGTGAGGCAATTGAGACTAACAAGCGACTTGGCTCTCAAGTTGCTAAATTAACTGCCAAAATCGACGAATTGGATTATCGAGAAGTTGACTATATCGATGAAATCCTCGGATTAAAAGACCGAATTAAAAAGCTTGAGAGCGAGAACTCTACTCTAGAGGAACAAATCGAGTTAATGGGGGGATATTAGGGGAAAATCAGTAAACAAGGTTGTTTACTGCTAAAATAAAAAACAGAAATTGACACCATAACTGGTACATAACTGATAAAGCTAACCCCTGTAGAGACTACAGGGGTTTTTTGTTGTCTAATGTTCGGAGCTTGTTGTCTAATGTTCGGAGCTTGGCTGATTGTTAGATTGTTGATAAATTGTAGATAAAGATATTAACAATGGAATCCTTGATATATATAGGTTTCAGACTTTGTTGATGTTGTTAACGCTATCCCCCAATATTATTTTTTTGTGTTCTTATTGCTGACCTCGATTAATTAGATTGTTAGTTTGTAAATAGGTTGTAAATACCCTTATTAACAAAAATAAAAAGGATAAAAGTATTGATATATATAGCTTTCATTATTTCTGTACTTCTTTGTTGATATTGTTGATAATTACCCCGTGTGTATTTTTTTTGTTTTACTGTTGAGCCTGTTTCTTTTTATTGCTGACCTTGTTTGGTTTCTTTATTCTTTTTTCTCTCTATAGAGCATCAACAATATCTACAAAGCCTAAAACCTAGTCGGGGTAAAGATTTTGATTGTAGATAACCTTATCTACAATCAAATACAAAAAGAACAGATTAGCGATGAACCACTTCTCACCTCTAAAATTCCCTGATTAGCCGAAAATACGGCATTTTGTCAATAGAGTCAGTTTTGCGTTTAATCACTTTTATTGCTGACTTTGCTGTATATCTTCTTTTCTCTCTTTTCCTCTATAAGGCATCGACAATATCTACAAAGTCTAAAGCCTATACTCAGCAAGGGTTTCGATTGTCGATAACCTTATTAACAATCTATCTACAACCTAACAACCGCTCTGTAGTATTTGTAGTATATGTAATACGGATAGATAAAAAAAAATACCGCTCCCTCGTAGGGCGGTAATCCAAGTCAATCTTTAAAAAAATTCTCTCATAGTCTTAATAGAATTGTCAAGACAAAAAAATAACCGCGCTCCCGGGTGCGGTATAAAAGAGCGCGGCGGTGTAAATATGTTTTCCTTTTAATTATATCTCAAAAAAGAAAATTCAAGATATAATAATACAAGAAACAGTACACATCTCATCGATGGCTCAAAAAGTCCTTACTGGTAACTATTTTCTTAAAGGGCAATCGTATCCTACGATTGCCAGTGAAATTGTTATTGAGATTAAAAAGGGATCGACTTGGGATGAGGAGTTTTTTATTCAGGGGGATTTTACTACATGGAACATTAATTTTTATGTAGCAAAGCAATTTGGAGAAGATCGCATAGCAGTCGGTCGGATCGATGGGTTGCAGTTTGGGGATTTTATTTTACCTGCTAATGAAGAGGGAGAAGACCCAATTGAATATCAAAATTATACTTATTTTCATTTAATTATCGATAGCAATATCACTGCTGAGATGGACGTTACTCCTGTCGCTTTTAAGGAAATCGGACAGCCAAAAGTGGGAAGAGATTACTGGCAAGCTGACTTAGAGGCATCTAAAACTATTGCTAATCGGCTCGTTGTTGAACCTTTAGGACTAGATTTAATTCCCGTAGTCGTTAGGGGGGAAGTTTGATGCCAATTGAAATAACTGGAAGTTCTAGGCAAGTAATTGTTTCAGCTACTCTTGGAGGTGCTGGATGGTCGCCTGTTTTGTCCCTAGTTACTGATGGTAATCGCCGGGTTTTTCAGGTAGTTAATTGGATAGGAGGTTCGGGTACTCCTCCAGCAACGGGTAGTTATATTGGGCCGTCTGGGCTAGTTTCTTCAATTAGCTCTGCTGTTGATGTTCGGGGTTCTCCTGGACTACCGGGAGAGGGAAGTGCTTTTTACAAGCATACTCAATCGCCTGCATCTGCAACCTGGACAATTATTCATAATTTAGGCTTTGAGCCACAGACTCAAGTTTTTAGTTCAGGGGGAGTAAAAATAGAAGCTTTTGTACAAAACCTTTCTTTAAATACTACTCAAATTATTTTTAGTAGTCCCTTTAGTGGTTATGCAATTTTATCGAGGTAATTATGACTTTTATTGAATTTTGGTCTGACACTGAATTTAAAGGAAAAATTCGGGCTTCTGTTGCCCCAGAAAATCCTAACGATTTGGTCAATTTTGGTACTTTAAATGCTCTTCTGGAAGGGTTTGATTACAAGGACGCAGTATTTGCTTCTGCCCCATCAAATATCAATTTAAATGCTCCTGGCTCGACAATTGGTGGGGTAACTATGAGTTTAGCCAATTCTCGCTTTATTGCCGCAAATCAAACTAATAACACAGAAAACGGGTTATACAATTGGAACGGAGCTTCTGTTGCAGCTACCCGCACTGCTGACGCTAGTACAGGAGCCGAACTCAGAAACGCGATTGTAACTGTTGCCTCTGGTAGTGGGAATAACGATGAGGGCGTGACTTACAGGCAGATTACTCAATCCGTGACTTTGGGAACTTCTCCTATAATCTGGCAAGTTCATGGGGCCGGAGTTCCTGACGCAAGTGAAACCACAGCAGGTAAAGTACAGCGTGCTACTTTAGCCGAATTAGAAACGGGAACAGACACAGCCAAATATGTCACCCCTTCTTTGCTTGCCAGTTGGTCCGGAAGACGGCGATCAGTAACTACTAATCCTTTTGGAGATGGAACTAATACAGTTTTTGTGATCACACATACCCTGACTGATACTAATCCCAGCGTAGAAGTAATTCGCAATAGCGGTAATAGAGATACTGTAGGAGTTTTTACGGAACGATTGAGTAATACTTCAATCCGCCTAACTTTTGCTTCTACGGCAGTACCTTCTGTGAATGGATTTGTAGCTAAATTACTAGCTTAGTATTGTGAAAGAATTTCTCGGTCCTACTGACACTTTAGATTCGATCGCTACAGCCCGATGGGTTTCTACTCGGTTGCAAAGCGAGATAGTAACTATTACGAACATTTCTGCTGCACAGCAGATTCCTGTTACTTCTTTTCTAAGAGAAATTACTCTTTTAGAAGTGCGAAACTTACGTACTTCTGCGGGAAGTGCTACAATAACTTTTAGCTTTGGCAGTGGTGCTTCTTTTGGGGCAATACCAGGACTATCTAGCCTATCTCTTACTACTGCTCGGGCTAGTTTTACAGTATCTGGACAAGGACAAATTATTACTACTGCTCAAGAAATTCGATTCGATATTACCAGCGTTACTGGTGGACCATTGAGTATTCCTTTTTTGTTAATTTTCCGCGAAACACCGTCGCTAACTTAAATGCCTAATAGTTTAACTGCTCAAAGCTTATTTTTAAATAGTCCCGAATATATTGAAAGATACCAAATTGCGCTAACAAATGTTTCTGGGTCTTTCAATGAAATGTCAACTAATTCAGCTTTTTTTGATAGTGAAATCAAGCCTAATTTAATCAATGATGAATCTGTTCGATTTTATGCTTACAAAAAAATTCTATCAGAAATGATTGTTTTTAATCCTTATGTTAAGTTAAATGTAGCTAAATTGGGAATGACGGCGGCAGTCTTTGGAGAAACTCCAAGACTTGTGATTTCTATTAATAATGAAGATAAATTAAATCCGATTTCTGAATCGGATATTTTGCGGGCAGTGACAGAACAATTCAACGACGAAAATCTGTTGGCTCAATTGTTAAATCAAAATATTCTCAAAGTGTCTGCGGTTTTTAATTAATGCTAATAATTGATGCCAGTCTTCTGTGGACACCCGCAAATCTATCCAGTGGAACGCTTTCATTGTGGCTAGATGCGGCTGATTTAAGTACTATTACCGCATCTGGAAGCAGAGTCTCACAGTGGAGAGACAAAAGTGGCAATGGGCGGCATTGGTCTCAGTCAAGTGATGCTCAAAGACCGTCACTTTCCACTTCGGGAGGATTATCGTCAATATTGTGGGATGGCTCAAACGACTCGCTTCAACGCAATCCTGAATCTTGGGCGTTTGTTTATCCAGTGTCTTTCTTCGTGTCGTTGCGCGCAGTGTCCTGGACCAATGCTTATAACTCGCCGTTTGAATTTTACACTGCGCCTGGGCCATTTACGGCGGGATGGGCGTATCTGATTAAGTCGAATGGAAAAAGCGCGTGCTACACAAATGACACTGCGGGGAATCAGCAAAATTACGATGGTACAGGCGCACTGACTTTTTCTACGAACAGTACAAACATTCTGTGCGGCACTGTTGGTAGCGGCTTTATCAGCACCTGGGGTAATGGCTTTGTTGACGGATCGCTTTCTGGCAATTGGACCCAACGCACTAACGTTGGAACTTTGTCAGTTGATGTAGGTTCTGGTGTAAAATTCAACCGCTTTACAAACTGGCATATCTACGAAGCCGCCGTTTTTACGGGCTTTCCGCTAACGACTGAATTTCGCCAAAGAATGGAAGGGTACATGGCATGGCGAGCAAATTCATTTGGTGATCTCACCGCGCGAGCTAATCTTTCCTCCGCGCATCCTTTTAAAAATCGTCCACCTCTTGTTTCTGATATTTAAGGTAAAATAAAATCAGAAAATATTTGGAGAATTTAAATTGAATTACAGAAAATACTTAGCTGGAATTAGTATTCCACCAGCAGAATTGATCACATGGCAAGACAAGAGTGGCAATAATAACCACCTTTTAGCACAACCAAAAAAAAGGCCGTTAATAACGGCTTTCTGTCTTATCGAGCGATGCTGTTAAATATCATCCCATCCCGTTAAGCCAGAAGACATAACATAGCTGGTAACAGTTGCTTCAAAAAAGTTTGACTTAGTGTGACCTTCCCCTTGAGTATCAGAGAATTTCTCTAAATGGCAATAGGGAGATTTTTTGTATTTGGCCTCGGTAAAAATTGGATTTAAGCCGATGGCTTTTAGTCGAATATTGGCAAGGTATTTAGTATAGTGATCTATACTTTCTTCAGTAATGCCCAGTATTTGATTACCGATAATATGGTTGGACCAATTAATTTCTTGATTAACAGCCTCCAAGAAAGAACTTGCTATATCTTTTTTAATTGACTCTTTCGGGAATAATTGCAATGCTTCCACAATTAATTTTTGATACAATCGGACGTGACTTAACTCATCTCGATTAATCATCCTAAAAATATCGGCACTTCCAGCCATTAGATGTCTAGAAGCTAGATTATAAAAATACTGGAACCCATTATAGAAATACAGTCCTTCTAGAATATAATTAGAACACAGAGAACCAAAATAATTACTCTGTGTTGGGCTGTCAATATATTTTTGATAAGAACTAGCAATAAATTCACAGCGATTTCTAAGAATTTTATCGGTGCGCCATAAATCATAAATTTCAGCCCTTTTGTTTGAGGGAATAATAGTCTCAATCAAGTATTGATAACTTTGATTGTGCATAGCCTCTTGAGAGATTTGTTCTGCCATACAAAGGCTG